GAAGAAGGTTGATAGAAAGGAAAGTGTATCTTGTAGATGACTTGCTAAATGAGTCAATTACAATATACCAGTGTATCTTGTAGATGACTTGCTAAATGAGTCAATTACAATATACCAGGAGAAGTAAATGGCAAAGTTTGATTCAAAAACATTTAATCCGCAGGCATTTGCGAAGTACATGGAATCGATTCCGAACACAAAGTTAAATGAACTGCGGAAATCCCGCGCGGTTGCGGGAGATGCAAGACTGGCAGATGTCTTTAAAAACAACACGCAGACCGGGGCGGTGTATGCGACCATTCCGTACTACGGACTGATCAGCGGAGACGCACAGAACTATGATGGCGTGACCGACCTGGAGCCGGAAGCGACAACAACCTTTGAACAGGGCGTGTTTACTTACGGCAGAATGATGGGATGGACCGAGGCGGACTTTTCCTTTGATGTAACCGGTGGCGTAGACTTTATGGCGAATGTGCGCCAGCAGATTACAGAATATTGGAACGCAGTGGATCAGGGGATTATCCTTTCGATTCTGAAAGGTATTTTCAGTATGACCGGTTCTTCCGGACTGGCGAAAAAGAATAAGGAGTTTGTGGACAAACACACGCTGGACATCGGTTCCGCAGACGTAAAAACAACCGATGCGAACCTGGTAGGCCCGACCACACTTAACAACGCGATTCAGCAGGCTTCCGGGGATCACAAGTCAAAATTCAGTTTGGTGCTGATGCATTCGGTAATCGCCACCAATCTAGAGAACATGAATCTGCTGAACTACCTGAAGTATACCGATGCAAACGGCGTGCAGCGTGACCTGAGCATGGCAACCTGGAATGGTCGCCTGGTTCTGATTGACGATTCCATGCCGACCGAAACCAAGAGTGTGGGAACAACCGGAGGAGAGCAGACTCTTTACACAACCTATCTGTTAGGAGACGGCGCATTCGGCTGGGAAGAAGTCGGAGCAAAGGTTCCATATGAAATGATGCGTGACCCGAAGACCCGCGGCGGAGAAGATACCCTGATTACCAGACGCAGAAACGCAGTATCGGTTTCCGGTATTTCTTACCTGAAAACCTCGCAGGCCAACAATTCCCCAACCAATGCGGAGCTGGAAACGGCGGCAAACTGGGGCCTGGTTAACGACGGAACGAACACCATCGATGATAAGGTGATTCCGATTGCCAGAATCATTTCGAGGGGCTAATATGGATATCTTGCAGGAAGCTCAGGCTCGTCTGGAATCCTTTGGGGTAGCCGTTGACGGTCCGGCGATTGCCTTTATCGTGGAACTGGTGAAAGAAAAAATCCGGAACTTCTGCAACATTGACGAGGTTCCGGAGGACCTTTTTTATACCGCGGTAGATATGGTCTGCGGAGAATATCTGTATCAAATGCAGAATCTTGGTAAACTGGATGCGGAGATATTTCCGGTTGACGCGGCAATTAAGTCCATCAGCGAAGGCGATGTAAAAGTGTCCTTTATGGACAACGCGTCCGCGTCGGATCGGCTCACCACTCTGATCCAGACTTTGCGGGGGACCGATCAGGACCTGATGGCGTATCGGAGGTTGAAATGGTAGACATGAAACTGGCAGAGCAGGCCGTGAAGTCCCTGTGGCGGGACACCATGACGGTAATTGAGCATCGGAAGGTAAAGAAGGAAAACGGCATAACCGGGTTTGAGGATGTTGAGACCATAAAGGGTGAGCCGTGCAAAATTATTTTTAAGACGCTGCAGGCAACCGACCAGCAGGAGGCGGCAGGCCTTACACAGGGAATCAAGCTTCTTTGCGATAAGAATCGGACTATTCCGGAAGGCTCAAAAATTCTTGTTCTGCACGAAGGCATTGAGACAGCGTATCGGCAGTCCGGTAAACCGGCAGTCTATTCGGTTCATCAGGAAATTATGCTGGAGCTGTTTGAAAGGTGGGCGTGATGAGGAGCGGGAAATGTGACTTTAAGGAACTGCGAGAACTGCAAAAACAAGTTGAGCAGATGAACCAATCCTTTAAAGACGAATTCTTCGAACAATGCGCAAAAGAACTTGCGGCGCGACTGCTGCGGAAGGCGATTAAGCGGACGCCGGTCGGGCAATATCCAAGTGATTCCGGAAAGGTGGGTGGAACCTTACGGAGAGGTTGGACAACCAGTGACGAGAAAACTGCTATGTATACTGCCCTATTCGGTGGTGGTGAGGGCGGTATAGGAGGAACTGGAACGCAGAAACAAGTCTACGGAAAAGGAAGTATTTCGGAAAACGCAAATGGGTATGCAAATAGCCTGCGTGTAGAAAAGAAGGGCGACTCTTATGTTGTTGAACTGGTGAATCCAGTCGAATATGCTAGTTATGTGGAGTATGGACACCGAACCAGAGGTGGAAACGGCTGGGTGAAGGGACGTCTCATGATGACCATTTCTGCACAGGAAATCCAGTCCATCGCACCGGCCTTCTTACAGAAAAAGCTGGAAGCAAAGCTCCGGGAGGTGTTTGGATGATTAACAAACTGACAAACGGTATTGCTGCGGCAATTCACGCGGAGTTTGGCGATGCCTATGAAATCTATATTGAGAATGTCGAGCAGGGACTGACAGAGCCTTGCTTTTTGATTACTCTGGTACATGCAAGCATGGAGCAACAGCTAAATGAAACGTATGAATTTGACCATCTCTTTCTGGTGCAGTATTTCCCAAGTACACAGGAAGCACGAAACGAATGTATGGAGGTTCAGTTTCAGCTCTATCAGGCACTGGAATATATCGAGGCAGATGACAGACTACGGCGAGGGGAAGAAATGGAAGGCGAAATCGTAGACGATGTGCTACAGTTTCAGGTACGATACCGGCTTCTACTTCGGAAGCAGCAGGCAAAAGAATATATGGAGTTACTAAAAATGCAAATTGATGCAAGAGGGTGAAACGATGGAAGAAAAGAGAGAAGAAGCGGTCCAGACAATGAGCTTTACGAAACAGCAGATTTTAGAATCAAAGAAATATAAAAACAGGAGGGACCTGCTCCGTGCTCTGCTGAATGATGGGGAATCTTACACTCTAAAGCAGGTGGACGCAGTTCTTTTGGCATTTTTGAAAAGAGAGGTGAAGTAAATGGCTTTAGGCGGAGGAATGTTTTATTCGCAGACAAAAATCTTGCCAGGTGCGTATATCAACTTTATTTCCGCAGACACCGGAGGCTCTTATGCTGCAGAGCGTGGATATGCGGCAATGGGACTGGAATTGGACTGGGGAAAAGAAGGTGAACTGTTTAGCGTAACACTAGATCGTATCCGCGGTGATTGTCAGGAGTTGTTCGGATATCCGTATACCCACGAAAAGATGAAAGGGATCCGAGATGTGTTCCGGAATGCGACAACCTTGTATGTGTATCGACTAAATAAAGGGGGAACAAAAGCCAGCAACGAAATTGCAGAGGCAATCTATAGCGGAACGAGAGGAAATGACTTAAAAATTTCCATTCAGCAGAATGTGGATGACGAGCAGAGTTTTGATGTCCTGACCCTTCTGGGAGCTGAGATTATGGATCAACAGACAGCAAAAACATATGAAGAGTTAGAGCCAAACGCGTATGTAAAGTGGAAGGGGGCCGGGGCGCTTTCTGTGAAAGCAACGACCGAATTATCCGGAGGTACAAATGGAACTGTGACCGGAGAAGGACATCAGGCATTTTTGGATGCAATTGAATCCTATACGGTAAATGCCATTGGGGCGGTTACGACAGATGATGATGCAAAGGAGTTGTATTGCAATTTTGCAGCCCGTATGCGTGATGAGGTTGGAAGAAAACTGCAGGTCGTGGTTTATAATAAGGCCGCGGACTACGAGGGTGTCGTGAATGTCAAAAATCAGACAACCGACACCGATTGGAGCGAGGCATCGGCGGTATTTTGGGTAACCGGAACAGTTGCAGGAGCAGAAGCTTATGAATCCAATACCAATAAAAATTATGACGGGGAATTTACTATCGACACAGCATATACCCAGAGCGAACTGGAAGATGCCATTCTGGCTGGAGAGTTTACTTTCCACGATGTTGACGGGGAAACCCACGTTCTGGTGGACATTAACAGCCTGACAACCGAGACGGAAGATAAGGGTGAAATCTTTAAAGACAACCTGACGATTCGGGTTATCGATGATATTGCTATTTTTACCGCGTCCATCTTTGCACAGAAGTATATCGGAAAAGTAATGAATGACCGTAGCGGACAGATTTCCTTGTGGGCGGATATCGTGGCTCACATGGTCGAACTACAGAACCTTCATGCAATTACGGATTTCACAGATGAGGATGTGCAGGTGGAAAGCGGCGAGCAGCGGCGCTCAGTTGTGGTAAATGCGTCCGTTATGGTTCCTGGCGCAATGGAAAAGCTGTATATGACCTGTGTGGTCGGATAAGGAGGGACTATGGGAAACAATGTTAAGATGTTGACTTCCGATACCATCTCGGCAAAGCTTGCAGAATGCTATGTTACGATTGACGGGAATCGGTACAACTTCATGCATATGATCGACTTTGAAGCAAAAATTACAAAAAATAAGACAAATATTCCGATTCTTGGCAACCCAATGGACGGAAGTCGGGCAACTGGTGCATCGGGCACTTTTACGGGAACGGCTTATTATGTCAGCTCTATTTTAAAACAGAAGATGATTGAGTTTATGAATACTGGTCAGGATGTCTATTTTGAAATCCAGGTTACGAACGAGGATAAAACCTCAAAGGCCGGAAGACAGACGGTTGTCTTTACCGGCTGCAATTTGGATGAGGCAGTAATCGCGAAGTTTGACATTACGGGCGACCGACTGGACGAAACCTTTAATGGTACGTTTGAAAGCTGCAATCTGGCGGAAGCCTTTAAAGAATTACAGGGAATGAGGTAAGAAAGATGAACGACATCAGAGCATATTTTAAAGAGAATAAGAAGCAGAAAGAACATCAATTCTATGCACCGACGAGCAGTCTGTGCGATGAAAATGGTGAGCCGCTCAAGTGGGAGTTTCGGAGACTGACCTCCAGAGAGGTAGAGGATATTCGAGAGAACAATACCGTTGAAGTGCAGATTCCAGGAAAGCCGGGTATGTTCCGAAACCGCGTGAATGTCGCAGGCGTGAATCGAGATATGATTTGCGCGTCTGTTGTCAATCCGAATCTACTCAATGCGGAGCTGCAGGACAGTTATGGTGTAAAAACGCCGGGAGATCTGCTGCAAGAGATGGTGGACAGCCCGGGGGAATACGATGAGCTGGCGGCCTTTGTAACAAAGCTGAATGACTACGATATTGAAAAGGAGATTGAAGTGGCAAAAAACTAATTGCCGGGGATAACCCGGACGCAGAAGCGGTCTATGCCCATTATTGCCTGCAGGAATTAAAGATTCTTCCGAGGGACTTTCTGGAATTGGACTACAAAAGCCGAGCCTTTATTATCGCATCGATTCAGGTGACATCCGAGGATCATAAGAAAGCAATGGAAGAAGCTGAGCGGAAAGCAAAGCTTAAGAAATGAGGTTGCAGGAATCGAACAGTGCATTGTTGTATAATAAGGCGAAGACAAAAATTAGGTGACGAAAGCGGTTAGCCTTTTGAGTACATAAAAAAATAACCGCCTCCGTAGCAAGTGCGCGGTTATTTTTTAACTAGCACGGCTAGCCGTTTTCAACGGTTTCACCTGTTCTTGTCTTTATTATATGCGCGTCTTTCAAAGAAATCAAGAAATTTGAGACAGTCTGAAAGGGCTGTCTTTTTATTTATAAAAAGGGGTGAATACTGTGGCAAAAATCAGTACTATGATACAACTTAATGACGCCGTTTCCGGAACCCTGCAGCATATCAACAATGCGATGAATATGACCATCAGTTCCTTTGAACGCCTGGATAATGCGGCAAATGTCAACTTTGGAGGAATCCGGCAGGAAGTAGCGGAAGCCAATGCAGGACTGATGCAGATGCAGCAGCAACTCCAGGAGAATAATCAGGTTGTAGAACAGCAGAGTTCCAGATTTAGTGGATTAACTTCAAAGGTTGTGGGACTGGTCGGGGCGTATGCAGGCCTGCAGGGCTTAAAAAGCGTCATGGGGCTTTCCGATGAGCTAACTTTGACAACGGCCAGATTGAATTTGATGAATGATGGGCTGCAAAGTACGGAAGAACTGCAACAGAAGATTTTCCAGTCCGCCCAGGCTTCCCGCGGGTCCTATCAGGCCACGGCAGACGCAGTTAGTAAGATGGGACTTCTGGCAGGTGAGGCGTTCAGCAGTAATGATGAACTGATTGCTTTTATGGAGCAGGTTAATAAGCAGTTTACCATTGCCGGAACGTCGCAGGAAGGGCAGGCAGCGGCAATGCTGCAGCTAACCCAGGCAATGGGTGCAGGCGTGCTACGTGGAGAGGAACTTAACTCAATCTTTGAGAATGCACCAACCATGATTCAGTCCATAGCGGATTATCTGAACAAACCAATTGGCCAGATACGAGAAATGGCGGCTGACGGAGAAATCACGGCAGAGATTGTAAAAAATGCAATGCTGGCGGCGGCAGATGAAACAAATAAGAAATTTGAATCCATGCCAATGACGTTCGGACAGATTGCGCAGAGTATGAAGAATCAGGCATTGATGGCCTTCCAGCCGGTGTTTAATCGACTGTCAGATCTGGCGAACAGCCCGCAGTTTGCCAGCATGGTAGACGGGATGATTGCGGGACTATCTACCGTGGCGGGAGTTGTTGTGCAGATTTTCGAGGTAGTTGCTTCGGTGGGCGGATTTATTGCGGACAACTGGTCGCTGATTGCGCCGATCGTGGGGATGGCTGCGGTTGCGCTTGGAATCTATACCGGCGCGCTCATCATAAATAACGTTCAGCAAGGTATTTCAAATACATTAAAACGGATTGCTGCAGTTCAGGCGGTGGCACATGGTACAGCAACTGCGGCAGAAACAGCCGCTACAGTAGGAATGACAACAGCCCAGCTTTCATTCAATGCTGCGTTATATGCTTGTCCGCTTACTTGGATTTTATTATTGATTATAGCGGTTATCGCAGCGATTTATATTGTGATTGCAGTCATTAACAAGGTTCAAAACAAAACAATCAGCGCAACTGGAGTGATTGTTGGGGCGTTGGCAACGGCGGGAGCCTTTATTTGGAATTTATTTGCAGGACTTGTTAACGGGGCCATTTCCTTATTTGCTTCTTTATGGAATTTTCTTGCGGGATTTGCCAATTTTTTCGCGAATTTCCTTAGAGATCCGCTTGGCTCTGCGGCACATTTGCTTGCAAGCTTTTGTGAGACCGCACTGAATATGCTAAGTGCATTAGCAAGCGCACTAGATGCCATCTTTGATACCGATTATGTCTCTACCATAAACGGATGGATTGATAAAGTAAATGGGTGGGCAGAATCAGTCGGAAATGGAAAATACCAGGAGGAGGTTCAGAAAATTAATCCGCAGGATTACTATATGGACAGAAAATCCTATTCAGGAGCTTACAACTGGGGGTACAGCAAAGGATCTTCTGCGGCGGAATCGATTAGATCAAAATTCGATAATAGCATTGGGAATAAAGTAGCAGGTTTAGGCAATTCTACAGCAGGCAGCGGTATCGGCAAAAATGTAGGAAACATTGACAAAAATACAAGCAAGATTAACGATGCTGTCCAAAGTAGCTCCGAAGACTTGAAGCTGATACGGCAGCTTGCAGAGAGGGCGGCGATCAACAAGATTACTACAACACATGTCAAGGTGGATATGACTGGCATGACGAACCAGATTAATGATAAAGACAAAGACATTGACGGGTTCATCAATACCTTTACAAAGAAGGTGGAGGAAGCGTTTTTATCCTCTGCGGAGGGGGTGCATGAATAATGTATGAGGTTTATCTGGATGATGTGGTTTACCCTGTGGCACCTTCTTCGATTACTACGAAAATCAACAGCCAGAATGAAACGATTACTCTGGCCAATGAAGGGGAAGTCAACCGAATTAAGACGCCTGGTCTGACGGATATAACGATGGACCTTCTGCTTCCGGGAATCGTCTATCCTTTTGCGATTTATCCAAGTGGAACCTTTCAGAAACCTTCTGTATATATTTCGCAACTGGAAAAGCTAAAAACAGAAGGGAAGGTGTTCAGGCTTGTCGTATTAAGAAAGCTGCCAACTCGTGTTCTGGGGTATGACTTTTCCATGTCTGTCACCCTGGAGGATTACAGCCTGAAGGAAGATGCTGAGGAGGGGATCGACATTACAGCTTCGCTCAATCTGAAGCAGTATGTCGATTACGGAACCAAAAAGGTAAAGTTTAAAAAGAAAAAAGGTGGAAATACGACAACAGATGAAAAGAAACAGCGAAGCAACGTAGGGAAAAAGACCGGTGGTACTTATACCGTAAAGAGCGGGGACTGTCTATGGAATATCTCTAAAAAGAAATTGGGTAAGGCCAGCCGATGGAAAGAAATCTACAAACTAAACAAATCCGTTATTGAAAAAGCAGCAAAGAATCATGGAAGAAAAAGCAGTTCCAACGGTCATTGGATTTATCCGGGGACAAAATTGAAGTTGCCGAAAAAGTAGGAGGTGGATAATGGGAGCTTACATTTGGCCGGTTCCGGCTGGAGGGAGAATTTCATGTCCGTGGGGTACTCCGCGTTCTTACGGACACCATATGGGCGTGGATATTGCAATCAGTACAGGTAACAAAATTGTAGCAACCAGAGCAGGGAGAGTGAAGGAGGCTGGTTGGAATGGTTCTTATGGATTGGCAGTCTATATCATACATGCGGATGGAGTTTCTTCTAGGTATGCCCACTGTAGCTCTATTAATGTTTCCGTTGGCGATCAGGTTAGTGCGGGGCAGCAGATCGCGAAAATCGGAAGTACCGGTCACTCAACCGGACCGCATCTTCATTTTGAATTGCGATTTAACGGTACAGATCGTAACCCATTGAATTATGTCAGTTCCGGCGATACTCTTGCAAACTTTTCCGGCGAAGTTGGATCTTCCTCAGGAAGTGGGGGAACCACAACCGGAAGTTCCGGATCTGGGAGCACAAAAAAAACAACAAAAGACATTACAACCGTGAAAGTCAAGTCCACAACCGGCAAAGCTGCTTCCCAGAATCGAAGTCTTCTGAACAAGGGTACGGTTCTCAATAAAGGGTATGAACTCCTAATCCAAAATGGAAGCAAGGTGTTCATGCCGTCGATTGAGGGGGACATTAATCTGGAGTGGCACCGGAAAGGTACGCCTGGAAAACTGACCTTCAATGTGGTGCAGGATAACGTCATGAAAATCAAAAAAGGAAGTCCGGTCCGGTTTCGCATGAACGGGAAAAATATCTTTTTTGGTTTTGTCTTTACCTATTCCCGAAAAGATTCGGACCTGGTAACACTGACCTGTTACGACCAGCTGCGTTATCTGAAGAATAAAGACGTGCTGTCCTACAAGAAAAAGACCTATTCGCAGGTGCTCAGGATGATTGCGAAAAAATATAAACTGAAAACAGGGACCATTGCGAATACCAAATATGTCATTCCACAGCGTATGGAAGAGGGAACCTTATTTGACATTCTCGGAAATGCGTCAGATCTGACGGTTGCGCACAAGAAAAAACTATATGTGCTATATGACAATTTCGGCAAGCTGACGCTGCGGAACATTGCAAACATGAAACTGAACCTCTATCTGGATGTTGAAACGATGGAGAGTTTTGACTATGAGTCCACGATTGATGGAGATACCTATACCTGCATCAAGCTGTATAAGGATAATGACCAGACCGGCGTCCGAGAAGTTTATGTTCGGAACAGTACTGCCAAGCAGAAAAAATGGGGAATCCTGACCTATGTGGAAAAAACAGATGAGACGACGAAAAAGGATATTCAGGAAAAAGCAAAGGTGCTGGCCCAGTATTACGGAATTGAACAAAGAAAACTGACGCTAAAAGGGTGCTTTGGAGATACCCGGGTGCGCGGCGGGTCGTCGGTTGTTGTCAATTTGAAACTGGGAGACAAGAAAATCTCCAATTATATGGTGGTGGAGCAGGTCAAACATACCTTTTCCCTGGATGAACACACAATGGATCTGACTCTGGCTGGAATACGAGGTGAGTTTAGTGAATGAGTATGATTTTATTAATACGATTAAGCGGGTTGCCATTGAGGCGGTGAAGTCAACCCGGCCTCAGGAAACTTTGTTTGCAACGATTACCTCGTTAAGCCCGCTGAAGATGAAAACAGAGAATGGGCAGATCGTGGATGAAGATTATCTGGTCCCTACACAAGCTGCAAAAAGTGGGTTGGAAAAAGGCGATAAAGTGGCGGTTCTCCGTATGCAGGGCGGACAGCGTTTTCTGATTTTAGATAAGGTGGTGAAGCCATGATTCCGGTTTATGAGGAGCTACCGATTGATGCAGACATGCAGGCGGTAGAAGCAGAAGAAGAAACCTCTAAAACCTTCCGACTAAACGAAAGCAATCATCGAATCATTGGAATGATCGATGAACAGGAAGCAATCAGACAGACAATTTACTGCATCTTGAATACAGAACGGTATCAGTATGAGATGTACAGTGAAGATTACGGTGTGGAGTTAAAACAATTAATTGGACAGCCAATTCAACTGGCCTGTGTTAATTTGCAGGACAATATCAAAGAAGCTTTGCTTGCCGATGATCGCATCCTGACAGTGGATCAGTTTCGCTTCCAGGAAGTCAGGCACGGAACCGTCGTTGTTACCTTTGAGGTGGAAACCATTTTTGGTACAACAGAAATCGAAAAGGAGGTGAATTTAAATGGATGAAGATCTGGACATTCTCTATGATGAGACAGCAACGGATTACGATGAAATCGACGAAGATGAAGCGATTGAGGCCATTGAAGAGCGGATTTTAGAAAATGTTCCGAGCGATATTGATAAACGGGAAGGCAGTCTGATTTACAATGCACTGGCTCCCATTGCGATTGAGCTGTCTCTGCTTTACCAGGAACTGAAACTGGTCTTAGATGAGGGCTTTGCGGATACCGCCAGTCTGGATTATTTAATCCGCAGGGCATCTGAACGGGGGATTTCTTATAAAGAAGCAACTCGGGCAGTCGTGAAGGGGCGATTTCTTCCGAGCAGCATCGATGTACTGGGCTGCCGGTTCTATCTGGTGGACACGGAGCTTGCCTATGTGGTTACGAAAAAAATCGAAGATGGCCTCTACGAGTTGGAATGTGAGACAGCGGGGCTGGATGGGAACGTCCCGTCCGGACAACTGATCTTAGACGAAACCAATGGGAATGACGATGCAGCGAATTTGGAAACGTCTGAAATTATCGGAATCCTGGAACAGGCTGTAGAAGAGGAGGATGTGGAAGCCTTCCGGCAGCGGTATTTTGACAGTATCGACAGTCAGGCCTTCGGCGGCAATATCGCGGATTACAAAAGTAAGGTGCTGGCCCAGCCGGGGATTGGCGGGGTAAAGGTCTATCCAGTGTGGAATGGCGGAGGAACCGTCAAGCTGGTGATTTTGAATCAATCTTTTTCAGTGCCGGACGAACGGGTCGTAGAAGAACTTCAGACACTGATTGATCCGGAACAGAACCAGGGGGAAGGCAAGGGGCTTGCGCCAATCGGGCATGTGGTAACGGTTGTAGCTGCCGAGGCGGTTTTGATGAATCTGGAAATCGAAGTTGCCTATACAGGGGGCGCAACACAGGAAACGTCTGAGGAGACAATGAAAGCGGCGGTCGAAGAATATCTTTTGACGGTCCGGCAGGAATGGGGCGAAGCGGATTTCGAAACCGGTTCAGTGGTACGGAAAAGCTATATAGAAAACAAGCTGCTCAGCCTGCCACAGATTTTAGATGTGCAGGTGCTGACGGTGAATGGAAACGAACGAAATATCGAACTGGAACCACATCAGGTGCCGGTTATGGGAGAGTTTACATATGTTGAAGGAATTACAACCACATAAACGGCTGCTGGATTACCTTCCGGACTTCCTGCAGCATTATCGGGAATATCAGGTTACTACGTCTCTTGCTCAGACGGAACTGGATGTAATCCTTGAGAGAATTGACGCACTGCTCTCGGATTTGTTTGTAGACACGGCAACCCTTTCGGGGATCGAACACAGGGAGCAGATGTATGGAGTGATTCCAGAGCCAAATGCAACCTTGGAAGAACGGCGCTTTGCGGTCAAGATGAAAGAAACCACTTCATTGCCTTATACCATTCGGCAGTATCGCGAGCTTCTTTACGAGCTCTGCGGCGCTGAGAATGTAGAGATTACGCTGAAGGCAAATGAATATTATCTGGGTGTTCGGATTCGGGCGGCGCAGCCGACCGGCGGGGAGAATCTAGCGATGCTTCGGTCGGTTAATTTGCTCAGCAAACAGATGGTTCCGGCAAATATGGTCTATTTTGCAGTCTTGTTTAATCACTTTGAACCGGAGCATACGCTCTACACCGCCGGAGCCGTCAGCATGAAACGGAATTATCAGATACCGATGTCCGTCATTTCAAGAGATTACGATATGCAAGAAACAACCTATTACGGCAGCTCTTTGTGCAGCCGCATAAAGCAGCCGATTAAGGAGGTATAACTTTGGATTTTTACATGATTAAAACAACCGCCGGCCTTGCGCTGGATCAGAAGCTGCCAAACAGCGAGTTGACGCTGAAGCTGACAAAGGCCATGTCCGGCGCGGGGAAGGTGGAGCAGGCGCAGCTTGCAGCTTTAACGAGTGTCAGCGAGCCAGTGCAAACGTTGGAACTGAAAGACTTGATTCATCCAGTTTCCGGATCGGAAAACACCACTCTAACGATTCCGGTGTTCTTGAGCAATGCTGGGCTGGAAACGGGCTATGAACTCTTTCAAGTGGGCGTATACGCGCAGGACCCGGATGTGGGGGAAATCCTATACCTGGTCGCACAGCTTACGCGGGACACCGGTGAGCCGGTTCCATCTGAGGGGGATGCTCCGGGCTTTTCGATTGACTTTAATCTTGCCGTGAACGTAGCCAATGCGGATAAGGTTGAGGTGGTGCTAAATGAGGCGGGGAAGCTGACAGTGGAGCAGGCCGATCAGCGTTATGCAAAAAAATCCGATCTGGAAGATCTGCGGGAGGAATTTGACAGCATTGATATATCGGCTCAGCTGGAACCGTATGCAAAAAAGGCTGACGTCTATACGAAGACGGAAACCGATGCAGCCTATCCAAAAAAAGTGGATGTTTACACAAAAACGGAGACGTATGCAAAGACAGAGGTTTATACAAAAACTGAAACCGATCAAAAAATCACAGACGCAATCAATACAAATATCACAGCGGCGCTGAATGCGTCCTATTAAGGAGGTGAGATTATGAGTCAACTAACTACGCTTTTTACCGATATTGCGGATTCCTTACGAGCAAAGGAAGGAAGCGAAGGACAGATTCCTGCAATGAACTTTCCGGAAAGAATTGACGGGCTTGCGGGGAAGATGCAGATCGTGGATGAAAGCGGTGAGCAATATTCCGTTGTAAATATTTCAGAAGA